TGGTTAAAGACACAGTCATTTATCAAGATTGAGTCTCTTACCAAGTCCACTGAGGATGGCGTTGATAGTTTTACACCCCGATTGATCCAAGGTTCCACTGCTGAATATGGCATGGAGACAGGTCCATGGTGTTATTCTTTTTCAAAACGTCTTGCCCTCGTGTGGAATGGTGAGTGGGATGGTGTTGCAGGTTCCGGAATGTTGTATACTTCCGGTTTGAATCCCGTTGCTATTGGCGCCAAAGCTTGGAGTGCCGTACAACGGAACCATGAGTACAGTGCGAGCGAAGGTGATTTCGTTCGTTTTGACTCCACCATACATCGTCGTTTTAAGCATGTGCGTTGTATGATTTATAGACTGTCTGGTGCGTCAGAGCGCCTGTTGTCCTGTTTTGCCCATGAGATTTTTACTTTTGGAAAAACAAAGATGGGTGTTAAATACACCGTCGAGGGCACTCAGTCTAGTGGTCGTCAGGATACCTCAGGAGGTAATTCTGTGCTTCAAGGTACTGCTGTTGTTTTCTGCTTGGCTGAGTGGGACCGTAGTCTCACAGATGGTGATGAGAAGAAATATAATCTCTCACCACTTCTGGGACCACGTGCCCTATTCGCCAAGTATCCAATGATGTTTATGTTTCTAGGAGACGACCATCATGGCATAGCTCCCTCTTCCTTCATTGATGGCATACCTTTAGAGGTTATGCTTCTGAAATTGGGGTTGGTGCTGGAAGGTAAGATCTGGACTTCTTCAAGGACTCCAGATCCGGTATACTTTTCAACCTTTTGTTCTGCTCGTTTTTGGCCGATTGACACTGCCTTTGGACCCTCTTATGCTCTTGCTTCATGTTTAGGAAGACAAAATGCTAAGATGGGCTGGTATATCAATCCGCCTCCTAAAATGAATCTTAATCGTTTGCTCCGTGCTGATGCCATAGGCAGATCACGTGATAATTCGATGGTTCCTTTTTTGAATGCTGCATTTGAGCGTGTGTTGGAACTTACTTCCGATGTTAAGGACAAGGACTTGTTTTACACTCGTAGTATGAAAAGGGA